CGTAGACTTAAAGACTACATTCAACCATTTACAAATGGACTTGAGTATGTCAATCAAATGCGTCCTGTTCATTTTAAATGGATTTCTAACGGTAAACAAGGAATTGGATTTATTGCAGATGAACTACAAGAGGTAGTTCCACAAGCAGTTACAGGTCATCCTAACGGAGAAACATATCAAGGTGTTGATGCATCATTTGTAATTCCTTATCTTGTAAGTGCTGTACAAGAATTGCATGACCAAATCACAGAATTAAAAGCAGAAATTAACACTTTAAAGAATAGTTAACCATGGCATACATCGGAAATACTGTAAGGTCAGTACCTTTTATTGTTGACACTTTCTCTGGAAATGCATCAGCAACTAATTTTACATTGACAAGAGCTCCTGCAAGTACATCATCTATTGCTGTATTTGTGAATGGTGCATATCAACAACCAACTGCTAACTATTCGTTGGATGTAACGACTATTTCGTTTACTGCTGCTCCATCAACAGGTACAAATAATATTCAAGTATTGCATATCGGTGAGGGACAGATTGCATCACAAGTTCCATCAGATGCAACGGTAACAACTCCAAAGATGGCAGCGAATGTTGCGGTAACTCAATTTACTGCAAATACAACTTTAAGAGTTCCAGTTTACACAAGTAATACTACAAGGGATTCTACAATATTAACTCCATTAAGTGGAATGGTTGTATTGTCTGGAACACAATTTCAAGGATACAATGGAAGTGCATGGGTAGTTCTAAATAATTAAGGAGTGTAAATGTTTTATCAGTATGGTGTTGACGTAGCAGTTAAAAAATTGAGACCTGGAGCAAGATTCTCTCTATATAATTTAGATATTACTGGATGGGAAGATCCAGAAGGTAGAGAACCTCCAACTAGAGAAGAAATTATAGATCAAATTGAAAAAGATAAAAAATTGCATGATTACTACATGTATCAGCAATTAAGATTTGCAGAATTTCCAGAAGGTTGGAAACAATTAGAAATGCTTTGGGATGATATGGATCAAGGCAGAATTGCTGGAAAAGATAGTTCGATCTGGTATCAGAAAATAAAAGAAGTAAAAGAAAAATACCCTAAACCAACAGAACCGTTAGAGACATAAATGGCATTATCAAAAATTACGTCACAATCAATACAAGACGAAACAATTATTCCATCCGACATTCTAGATTACTCAATTACCAGTAGTCAGTTGTCAAATACAGGAGTAACCGCAACCACTTTCGGTGGAGGTACCTCTGGAACGGTTGTTGTTCCTGTTATTGTTACAGATATCGCTGGACGAATAACATCAGCCGCAAATCAGTCTCTATCACTAACATCATTCGGTACAGTAGATGTTACTGCATTAGCTAGTTCTGGTAAAGTAAACGTATTCTCCCTACAGAGTAATACCACTATCTTTACAAGTAATTTAACTGTTTCTGGAACTACTTCAATAGCACAAGCAAAAGAAAAAGTTACTGTTACAGGAACAGGTGCTGGTGGTGCTATTAACTTCGATGCATTATCACAAGCAGTTGTTTATTATAACTCATCATCAACATCAAACTTTACAGTTAATGTTCGTGGTAATTCTGCAACGACATTAAATTCGGTTATGAATGTTGGTGAATCGTTGACAGTAGTTGTTGTTTCAACTCAAGGTGCATCATCGTTCTATCTAACTGGTATTACTGTTGATGGTACCGCAACTGGTGTTACAACTCGTTGGGCAACTCAATCTCCTACTGCTGGTGGTACAACCGGTATCGATGCATACACATTAACTATTATTAAAACTGCTTCTGCAACTTACACAGTTCTTGCAGCACAAACTAAATTCGTACCATAAAAATACATGGCAACAATATCAACTTTTGCAGCATTTTCGTCTAGAGGTTATGGGTCATTTACTTCAGGTAGGATTGTCCCTACTGGTGGTGACTATATTATCGATAATAATGGTTCAGGTAAACGTGTTCACGTATTCTTATCTCCAGGGACTTTTACTATTCCTGCAGGTGCCGCAGTCACAACTAAATTCTCAGACCTAGAAATTCTACTTGTTGGAGGAGGTGGCGCAGCACAAGACAATAATGGTGGTGCTGGTGGAGGCGGTGGTGCAGTAGTATATGATAGTGCATTTAGAATGCCTAAAGGACATTCATTTGCTGTTACCGTAGGTGGTGCTGGTAGTGTAAGTAGAATAACAGGACTTCATGCAGCTCCAGGTGGAGGTATGGGTGGAGATTCTAACAGATATAGTAAAGGACAACCTGGAGGTTCAGGAGGTGGTGGATCATGGCATAATGGTGGTCCTAATGGTTCTGATTATTCTGTATCAAGTCCAGGAGCAACATGGGGAACATCTGGTCCTGCTGCACCAACAAACGTAACTCCTGCATTTCCAACTCCATCATTAGGACCAGCATATGCTCCTGGTCTAACTATTTCAAGAACATGGAATACAGGTTATCATCACAATCGTGGTAACGGTCAATATGGTTGTACAACCAATGCACCAGATTCAACAAAAGGAATCGCAGCAGGAGGAATTACTTCTCCTGCTCCAGGAACATCATACAGTCCAAAAGCATGGAGAATGCGTGGAGGTGGAGGTGCTTCTTATGTTGGTGGATTAGGTGGACAAGGTGTATTAACAGATTTTCGTAATTTAGAAAGTGGAACATACGAATTTATACTTGCTGGTGGACATGGAAATCTTCCTAATAATGGTGACAGATCATGGAATGAACTGAAGAAGATATCAGGTGCTCGTGGTCTAAGAGATTCTGGTGTTTATAATGGAACATTCTTTTCAGCAGCTGACACGTATTCTCCGTTTCCTAATGAAACAGTAAATTGGGAAACTGATTGGGATAATCCAGTTCAAACATCTTGGGAAACTGAACCAGGAGGACGAGGTAACTATGGATCAGGTGGAAGTAAAGATCATGAGCAAGATGGAGAAAGAGGTTTTATTGTTCTAAGATATCCAGCTGCTGCCGTGACGAATCCATCATCAAACGTGTTTGGTGGAACGGTTTCAACATCTGCAAATGGTCAGTACAGATATCATATCTGGTATGGTGATAATGCAAGTGATGGTTCATATAAAGGAACTAGTGCAAATTCACAAGGATATGTTCCATTTGACAACGAGGACAATTACAGAGCAAGATATTTTGACAGTAACACTCAAGAAGCTTATTATGCTAAAAGAGGTAGTGATGGTCAACCACGTGGTGCTAACACATCTCCATTTTATCTTTATCAAGACGTTCCATCGTTTACTGTAGATTATATGATTATAGGTGGCGGTGGTGCTTCGGGAACAAGAGGAGACTCTGGTGCTCCTGGTGGACTTAACTGGTTAGTTGGCGGAGGAGGTTCTGGTGGAGTTACAATAGGATCTTTTGCTACTCCATACAAAGAACCATATTCAACGACCATGCCATCACTTCCATCGTCATTGGCAAATGGTGCAAGTTTTTCTGACCAAACAAGTAATTCATTCGGTCATAGACTCGGATATATTGAAGTACGTGCAAACAGTTTATTAAACTCTAAACTACAAACAAGTAAATACTTGTCATCGTTAAGTAATGATATTAATGCAAATCATAGAGAAAGAAATGGAACAGTAAGGATTCGTGGAAGTGGTACCGAATCTGCTAGGTTGTTACAAAGATTACGCCGTGATACGATTGAAGGTTATTTTGCAGACAATGGAAATAATGACACAGGTAAGCGTTACTTAGTTTATGCAGCAAATAATCCAGGTGATCCTAACTCTGATGGATGGGGTTCTTCTATCTACCTTGATAGTGGATATGATGGATATTTTTACAGCAATTATACTAGAGTAAGAGCTGGACGTAAATTTCATTTAATGACTAGTGATGATTCTGGTCCAACTGGTCAATCTTATGAAGGTAATCCTTCTTGGAATAATGACGTAGAATTCGAGTTGGGAACAGGTGATCTAGCAACAACATTTGTTGCAACACCAACAGGAACTCATCCACAAACTGGTGAGAGTTATTATAATGCAATAAGAATAACTAGAGCACTTCCAAAATATTCTAGTGGTGGTGATGATCTTGGAACAAATCGATACGATCAATTTCATAGTAAAATATCTTCATTTAATAGTAGTTCTCCTGGGTGGGATTCTGGTGCTTCACCAGCAATGGTATCAGGTTTACAAAATGTTGATCCATACAATAATAGATGTTTTACATTTAATGTTGGATCAACATTCGGTGGTGGTAGAGACCTTCGTGGTTCTTATGTTCTACAACAAGGTAATGATACAGCAACTAGAAGATTAGAACATATTAATTGGAATGATTCTGACCACACAGTTTGTGTTGATGCTGGATGGAAAATAGTTAATGTCGATAGTGGTAAAGTCAACAGAATGACTTATACCAATGAACCAGAAGATGACGTTAGAACCCGTGTTGAAGTCTGGAGAAGATCGTTAAGAAAAATTTGGATAAGACATCTATTCGCATTTGATACAAGTGTTGGTAATGGTGGAAAAGGGAATACACAACCATTAGCACGTAGACGTTCTGGTGGAACTTCAAGTTTACATAGACAAGATAACGATAATCCTTCTTACACAGCAGGTGGAGGTGGTGCTGGAGGATGGCACACTTATTCTAATACAGGTGAATCTCCAGTAGATAGTGGTGGAACATCTGTATCGACATCAGACAGAAGTCCAGGAACATATGCTGGTGCAGGAGTTGGTAACAACGGAATGAATTGGGGAACATTATCTCCTGCTGGTTCCGGTGGTGGTGCTGCACATGAAATGACTTCACTTGCTGCTAGTGCAAATCCAGTCCCAGGAGGTAGTGGTTCAACTAATGGAAGTTCTTCAGAAACACTTTCAACTTATGCTTCTGGAGGTGGTGGCGGTGGTTCTGTTTTTGAAAGAACTTACAGCGTAAATGGAGTAAACAACTTCTTATTTGGTGGTGCTACAAGAGGATATGGATTCTCTACAGGTAGAGACGCTAAACGAAATGCAGGGAATTCTAATTCTGGTCATGGTGGACGTGGTTGGTTTGGTAGTACAACTAATTGGGCAGGAGAAGTTGGTTCACAGAATATTTCTGGAACAAATTACTATTACTATGTAAACGTAAATCAATTCCCACACAACGCACAATTCGCTGCAGGTGGTGGCGGTGGTGCAGGTGGAGATGGCGATGATGGTTCTGGTACAGCAGGTGGTACAGGAGGTGCAGGTGGTTCAGGAGTATCATATTCATTGACTGGTTATTCTACAGTCTATGGACATGGCGGTGGAGGTATGGGAAGATTTGTTAATGGTGCTCCAGGAAGTTCACAACCAGCAAATCCAGCAGATCAAACTGTTCCAGTTGGTGCTCCTAACGGTCCCGCTTACTTACCGTATGGTGGGGGTGGTGGTTGGTCAGCTGGTAAACAAGAAGGTTTAGGTGCGGGTGCAACTGGTTATTATCCAGGGAATGCTCCGTGGCCAGTATCATATGATGTTTCATTAGGTACTGCACACATGGATGCAATGCGTTACTGGAATTCTGGTGTTCCTGCTGCACAAAAAGGAAACTATGGTACTGCATATTCTGGTAAACAGGGTGTAGTAATTATTTCTTACGATAGAGCACCTTACTTCAGTTAATACCTTTCTCCCGTTTTAGTTTGACTAAATAGACGATAAACGGGAGAAACCATGGCAGATTTTGTTGAACTCACATTAGAAAAAGGCGCTACGTTTAGTAGTCAAATCACAGTTAAAGATGACCAGGGCATCGAACAAGATTTAACTGGATACACAGCACGTTCGCAGATGCGTAAATCGTACTATGCGAATTCAAAATACGATTTTACTGTTACTGTTACTGCACCATCAATTGGTTTAATTACCATGGCGATGACTGCTGCAAATACTTCTAACATATCTCCTGGTCGTTATGTGTATGACGTTGAAATAGAAAATAACTCTGGTGATGTTACAAGAATATTTGAAGGGATCGTAACCGTTCTACCGAATGTTACCAGATAAATGGCAAATTATACAGTACAGATAAAACCGAATAAAACTGCGGTTACTTCGGTTCAAATTGCAAAAACTCCATCCATATATCTTTCACAGATTGCAGACGTTGATGCTGCTGACCCAGATAATGGAGAAGTTCTAGTGTATGATTCTTTAACACAGAAATACACTATCAAAGCATTACCAGTCCTTAGAGGAGGAACATTCTAATGGCACTCGGTAATACAGTTATACAAATAAAATATTCTACAGCCAATGGTAGACCAGCATCTTTAAATGTTGGCGAACTTGCTTACTCGTTCGTATCAAACACATTCTTCATTGGTACATCGTCAAATACTACTCTCAATATTGGCGGACATACAGTCACGACAGCAGTTGAGAATAGAACTTCTTTACCTTTACCGAATACTTTAGTTGAACGTGACCAGTATGGTAATTTTACTGCGAACGCAATTAACGCACCTGTATATGGTAATGCAAATACTGCTACACAGTTTCAAACAAAAAGATATATTAACATCTCTGGTGATGTAGGGAATACAAGTAATCTATATGATGGTACTGCAAATGCAGACATCGTTTTAAAACTTGATGATTCTGGTATTGCTGCTGGAACGTATGGTGGTAATCGCACAATACCAATTATTAAGTATTATGCAAATGGTATAGCATACTTTGCTGGAAACGTAGCCGTAGATACAATATTATCGTTTACAGGTGACTATGGTACAGGAAGTTTAGAGACTCGTACTGAAACCCTTACGTTTGGTGGTGGTGATGGTATTGGTACACATGCACATGATTCAAATAATACTGTAGATATTTTTGTTGATGAAACAGTTGTTAAGACTGATAGAACAGATCAAACAATTCAAGGTAATATTATTATTACCGGTAACTTGAATGTTCAAGGCAATACGTTATACACTCAAACTGAAACAGTATTAATTGAAGATAATATTATCACTCTTAATGCTGCGATTGGTCAGACATCACTTCCAATTAGAGATGCTGGTATTGAAATTGATCGTGGTCTATTACCAAATTCTCAGATCATCTGGAATGAAACAGTTGATCGTTGGACATTTACACATGATGGAAATCTGTACTGGAACATTGGTTCTGTACAAAATGCGTTCGTAACATTTACTGCAAATGGTACACCAGTAACTCCACAGAGTAATAATGACACTCTAACCATCAGTGGTTTTGGTGGAGTATTAGTTACTGGTAACGATAGTTCAAATACTATTACTATCGGTTTAACAGAACTTGCACAAGGTAACTCAGGTTCACAAATATTTGTTTCTCCAAACGGTGACGATTCATATGATGGATATGCAATCACACGTCCTAAGAGAACAGTTCGTGCTGCTGTAAATGCTGCACGACCAGGAATGAAAGTATTCATTGCTGCTGGAACATATGATGAGATTACACCAATCATAGTGCCACAAAGAGTTGATGTTCGTGGTGACGGTGAGCGTTCAACAATTATTAGACCTATCGATCCAACAAAAGATATATTCTGGTTGAATAATAATTGTTTGATTACCAACATGGGATTTGAGAATTATACAGCATCGGCATGTGCATTTCCAGACCATCAAATCGTGAGTTATACTGCACAAACAGGTAATACGAATAGTATAACTTTAGCTTTTGGTGAAGAATCTTTAATGAATTACTACACCGAAATGACAATTAGTATTATTGGTGGAACTGGCGCAGGTCAAACAAGAACAATAACAAGTTACAACGGAACAACAAAAGTTGCTATGGTTGATAGTGTTTGGAGTAATGTTCCAGACAATACTTCCGTATATAAAATTTTTATTCAGAAAAGAACATCTCCTGCAGCGAATACTGCACGATGGACTACATTCATTACTGCATCACCATACGTTTATGTTTGTTCATCAAGAACAACGACTGGTACTGGATTAAAAGTAGATGGTGCTCGTGCAACCGGTAATAAGAGTATGGTATCTGCACAATTTACTCAAGTTAATACTGGAGGAATCGGATTCCACGTATTGAATGATGGTTATGCACAGTTAGTTTCTATGTTCGGTATTTTCTGCGATACAGCATTCTTAGCAGAGAGTGGTGGTACTGCATCGATGGGTAACTGTAACGTCAATTTTGGTAATCGTGGATTGATGGCAAATGGTCGTGGTGCATTAATTATGACTGCAACATTAAGTGTTGCTGGAAATATTAACGACTTTACACTCAATCTAAATAACATATCAGTTAATACCGATCCTTACATGAGTGTTACTGCAAACGTACCTTATGTTGGATTAGTTGGATATGTTGATGGTGATACATCAGATACTTATTATTATGTGACATCATCAGAACTTCCAGTTGCTGGAAGCACTATAACAAGTCTGAAGAATTCTTTGGATAATGTATTTACTACTGGAACAACAATTAGATTTTATCAACAAAGTCAACTTCGTGCATCAGGACAGACGTTTGAATTTGTTGGAGCAGGAACAACATTAACAACTGCATTACCGAGAAATGGCGGAGTACCAAATAGTGAAGCACAGATTGTAAGAGCAAATGGTGGTGCGGTATTCTGCACTTCAACAAATGAAAACGGAGATTTTCAAGTGTCTGATTTAATTATCGAACAAACTACAGGTACTATTTCTGGTAGAACATTCAGTAAAAGTTTATATGCAGAATTGACTCCGTTTATTCTAGCATTGGAAGGCTAAAATGGCAAGTAATATCCCACTAAATTCGTTTAAAACTGTAATAACAAACATAACAAATTCTGCTAATACTGTATATACGGCTCCTCCTGGAGTTACTACTGTAGTTCTATTAGCACAAGTTTCTAATATTGACACTTCAACAGTTACCGTAACAGCAGCACATCGTCGTGGTGCGAACAATACTCGTTTGATTGCAAACGTAAAGATTCCTATTCAGGATGCTGGTAGCTTGTTGACTGGTAAACTTGTTTTAGAATCTGGAGATGGTTTCTCTATCCAAGCAGATAGAATAAATGCTGCTGAATTAACATTGTCAATACTAGAAACTGCTAATGCGTAATAAACAGATACTATTAAGTGGTAGAGCAGTAACAACAAATGCCGCAAGTGTACCGGCAGATCGTTACTCATTTCTACATCTTAGTGATGCAGAACCTAACCTAGGTACAGCAAGTGCCAACGGTTGGGTATTAGTCTATGATACTTCAACACCAGGGAATCGTCTTTGGTCTAAGAATCTTATCACGGCATATGACCATGCTAACTCTGCATACGGTTCGCAAAACACTACAGGTGTTTATGCTAACGCTGCGTTCCTACAAGCAAACTCTGCATACGGTTCACAAAACGTAACTGGTACATATGCGAACAATGCATACTTGCACGCTAACTCTGCATATGGTTCACAGAATACAACAGGTACGTATGCTAATGCTGCGTTTCTAAAAGCTAACTCTGCGTATGCAAGTCAGAACACAACAGGTACGTATGCTAATGCTGCATATGCACAAGCAAACTCAGCCTCTTTATATGCTAACGGTGCATTTGTTCAAGCGAATGCTGCATATGGTTCACAGAATACAACTGGCACATATGCTAATTCCGCTTTCGTAAAAGCCAATAGTGCGTATGCGTCACAAAATGTAACAGGCACTTATGCGAACAATGCATACGATCAAGCGAATTCAGCAGCAGCTTATGCTAATTCTGCTTTCTTAAAAGCAAATTCCGCATATGATTCACAAAACACAACAGGTGTTTATGCAAACTCTGCTTTCTTAAAAGCAAACGCTGCGTATGATTCACAAAACACAACAGGTGTCTATGCTAACGCTGCATATGCACAAGCAAATTCTGCATCGTTATATGCGAATGGTGCTTTTGTACAAGCTAATGCTGCGTATGATTCACAAAATACAACGGGTGTCTACGCAAACTCAGCATTTCTAAAAGCGAATAGTGCATACGCACAAGCAAACTCTGCAAGTCTCTATGCAAACGGTGCATTTGTTCAGGCTAACTCTGCGTATGATTCACAAAATACAACGGGTGTCTACGCAAACTCAGCATTCCTAAAAGCAAATTCTGCGTATGCACAAGCAAACTCTGCATCGTTATATGCGAATGGTGCTTTCATTGAAGCAAACTCGGCATACGATTCTCAAAACACTACAGGTGTTTATGCTAATGCTGCATACGCACAAGCAAATTCTGCAAGTCTCTATGCAAACGGTGCTTTCATTGAAGCAAATTCTGCATATGAAAGTCAAAACACAACTGGTGTCTATGCTAACGCTGCATATGCACAAGCGAACTCTGCGTCCTTGTATGCCAACGGTGCGTTTATTCAAGCGAATGCTGCATACGGTTCACAGAACACAACTGGTGTCTATGCTAACGCTGCGTATGCACAAGCGAATTCAGCATCCTTGTATGCAAATGGTGCTTTCGTTCAGGCAAATGCTGCATTTATAAAAGCAAACTCTGCATACGAATCACAGAATACAACTGGCGAATATGCCAACGCAGCATTCTTAAAAGCAAATTCTGCATATGCAAGTCAGAATGTAACTGGAACTTATGCGAACAATGCTTATGTACGTGCAAACAATTCACTTAATGCAAATACTGGTGGTTTAATTACTGGTAATGTTACTATTCAAGGTAACTTGTCTATTACTGGTAACATATATGCACTCGGAAATACTTTCTTTGTAGATGCTGGAACACTTGTTGCAAGTGATACGTTATTAGTTTTAGGTATAAACAACTACACTACTGACATTTTAGATATTGGTTTTGCAGGTCACTATAACAATGGAACTAATGCACATACTGGTCTAATACGTGATGCTGGAACAAAAGAATGGCATCTGTTCAAAGAATACACACCAGACATTGCTGCAAATAATAACATTAATGTTGATGATCCATCGTTTGTAATTGACACACTTAATGCAAATCTACATTCTGAATATGTTCGAGTTCGTGGTGTTGAGATTGGATACTATGCAAACGCATCATTCCTACAAGCAAATACTGCGTATGCATCACAAAACGTAACAGGTACTTATGCAAACAACGCATACGATCAAGCAAACTCTGCTGCATTGTATGCTAACTCTGCGTTTGTAGAAGCAAACTCTGCATACGCAAGTCAAAATACAACTGGCGTTTATGCTAATGCTGCGTATGCACAAGCGAACTCTGCATCTCTGTATGCGAATGGTGCATTTGTTCAAGCGAATGCTGCATTTATTAAGGCAAACGCTGCATACGCAAGTCAGAATGTAACAGGAACATATGCGAACAATGCATACCTACATGCAAACTCCGGTTTCATTCATGCTAATGCTGCATTTGAAACGATAAACAATTTTTCAGTAGTTGCTAATACTACTAATACAACTGTAATTGCAGTCAACGATCATGCAAACGCAGCATTCCTAAAAGCAAACGCTGCATACGCAAGTCAAAACACAACTGGTGTTTATGCTAACGCTGCATACGATCAAGCAAACTCTGCTGCGATATATGCCAACGGTGCTTTCATTGCTGCAAATACGGCAGACAGTAAAGCGGTTAGTGCAGGACTTTATGCGAACGGCGCATTTGTTCAAGCCAATGCTGCATATGACCAAGCAAACTCTGCTGCCTTATATGCGAATGGTGCTTTTGTACAATCTAATGCTGCGTTCCTAAAAGCGAACTCTGCGTATGCAAGTCAGAACGTAACTGGTGTATATGCAAATAGTTCATATTCACAAGCAAATTCTGCTGCACTTTATGCTAACGGTGCGTTCATACAAGCGAATGCTGCATATGAAGTTGCAAATTCTGCTGCACAGTCTCCATATGCAAACGCAGCATTCTTAAAAGCAAACGCTGCATATGCACAAGCAAACTCTGCAAGTCTTTACGCCAATGGTGCTTTTGTACAATCTAACGCTGCATACGATCAAGCAAACTCTGCTGCGATATATGCTAACGGTGCGTTCATACAAGCCAACGCTGTATTTGATGTCGCAAACTCGGCAGCACTTTATGCTAACGGTGCATTTGTACAATCAAATGCTGCATACAGTTCACAGAATACTACTGGCGTTTATGCAAATGCTGCTTATAGTCAGGCAAACTCTGCTGCGTTGTATGCGAATGGTTCGTTCGTACAATCAAACGCTGCATTTGATGTTGCGAATTCTGCTGCCTTATATGCCAACGGTTCTTTCGTACAAGCAAATGCTGCGTATGGTTCACAAAATGTAACAGGTACATATGCCAATGCTGCGTTTGCTCATGCGAATGCTGCATTTAATGTTGCAAACAATTCTATTGACACGTATGTTCGTGCTCATGCAAATGCATCATACAATACTGCAAACGCAGCATTTGCTAAGGCAAACGCAGCAGTATTCACTATTACTGCAAACTCGTATGAGATTTATACGAACACATCAACTGGAAACATACAAATCGGTCTTGCAAATGTAAACGCAAGTATCGGTACGTTTGGTGGTGCTACTGCAATTCCAGTTATTAATGTTGATGGTTACGGTCGTGTACAGTCAGTTTCTAACACCACGATTTCTGTTCCTCCTGGGACATATATTTTCCCGAACACCGATCAACTTACAACAAATTCAAATTTCGGTAACGTAAGAATTGGATTGGCTAATGTTAATTTTAACATTGGTACATATGGTGGTTCATCCGTTATTCCAACAATTACAACCGACGGTTATGGTCGTGTTATTAGTATCGCTAACACAACTGTTAGTATACCATCAGGGACGAATATTGTCAATAGCAGTTTCATTACTGCCAACTCTCCAACTGGTAATGTTGCATTATCTTTGGCAACTTCGGGTGTAACTTCAGGAACATATGGTGGATCAACTGTTCTTCCTGTATTTACCGTAGATGAGTATGGTCGTGTAACAAGTGCATCTAATACTGCGGCAACCGTTGCGTTGGCTGCATTGGGTACGATTATTAGAAATTCGTATACCGCAACTGCTGCACAAACCGCATTTAATACTACAACATCATTCATAGAAGGATATGCTGATGTTTATGTAAACGGAATTAAGTTAAGTCCTGCTGATTATACAGCTAATCCAGCTGGAAGCATTAACATATTAAATCCGACACTACTAGATGGTGACGTAGTTGATATTCAAACTGCAACGACATATGTTGTCGATGCAAATACAAGATATGAAAAAGTTACATTTACTGCGACAGCAGGACAAACATCATTCGCTACAGTCTATACTCCAGGTAATGTAAACGTATATCTAAACGGTTTACGTTTAAAAGAAACTAATGACTTTGTTGCACTTGATGGGACATCTGTAACATTAACAGTTGCATGTGAAGTAAGTGATATAGTTGAGGTTGAAAAAATAGGTACATTGTATACCTACCTCGATAACTTATATCTCGCAACAAGATACGCAACAACAGCAGTATCAAATGGTCAGACTACATTTACTGTAACTGGTGGATACAAGATTGGTTTTGTTGATGTATACTTAAACGGTATTAAACTAAACATTCCAGCTGACGTACTTGCAAGTGATGGTTCAACTATCGTAATGCAATCAGCAATTGTTGAAACTGGTGACATCATTGAAGTTATTGGTATTGGTCCAGAGTTCACTCCTGCTAATGCAGTATCAATACGTGGTGGTACAATTTATGGTTCGTTGAATGTTTGGAACAATGTATCAGTTAATAACGCAATCACAACTAACACATTATTTGTAACTTCAAATGTGGTAGCAAATGCAGTCAATGTTGCAACCGTTTACTTCAACGACGGTACGCAAATGATTACTGCTGCGTCTGGTTCAGGCACAGGAATAACTTGGAAGATAATTAGTGCAAACACTACTGCAAATACGACAGAAGGTTTCCTTGTAGATACAACTACTGCAAATGTTTATATTACTTTAAATTCATCTCCTAGTCTTGGAAATACTGCTCGCATTGTAGACATGGCAGGAAACTTTGCGATAAATAACTGTATCATCAAAGGAAATGGCAACAAGGTTATGGGAAGTACAAGTGATCTAGTCATTTCATCAAATAACGCTGGCATCGGTCTAGTGTACAGTAATGCAACTTACGGTTGGAGAATAATTGAGAACCCATAATGGCTGATTTAAGAGACTATACAAAAAATAATCAAATATTTGCTGGAACAGATGGTATCAGATTACCATCAGGTAACAGCGCACAAAGAGTTGCATCAGCAAATGTTGCGGGTACTATGCGTTACAATACCGACATTGCTGGTATGGAATTATACACTCCAACTGGATGGCTTCCTATTGCAGCACCTCCAAGTATAGCTACAGTATCTCCTTCAACATATAGTGGTGCATCTGGAACAGAATTTACTATTAATGGATCGAATTTTACTTCCGATGCACAAGTTTATTTTGTAACATCTAACGGTACAGCAATTTTAGCTTCAACTGTAACTTATTATAGTTCAGTACAAGTTCGTGCAACAACACCTCGTGCAATTAAAGTTGAAGAAGAACCAATTAGTGTTCGTGTTGTTCAGCAATCTGGTACTGTAACAAAACTAGATTGTATTGATGCAGGTGGTGTACCAAACTGGATTACTACGGCAGGAACACTTGGAAGTATCTTTGGTGCAAATACAGTTAATGTATATGTGTCTGCGACAGATCCAGAAGGTACTGCAATAACATATCAAATATCATCAGGTTCATTACCAGGTGGTTTAAACTTCTCTACAGCAAACGGATTGATTCAAGGTGTTGCAAATTCAGTCTTAGCAAACACAACGTACAACTTTACAATTAAAGCAAACGATACAGTAAACAATAATACTGATAGAACATTCAGTTATACTGTATTGAATCGAGCTCCAGTAATTAATACTGCGGCAGGAAGTCTAGGAACAATCTATTCTGGAAATGCAGCTTCGGCATCAATCTCTGCTTACGATCCAGACGGTGGAAGTTTAACATATACTGTTTCTTCTGGAACATTACCAGTTAATAGTTCGTTAGGAAGTGCAAACGGTGTCATTACTGGAACACCTGTTGTTGTAACTACGAATACAACATATAGTTTCACTATCACAAGTACCGATCAAGGTAGTTTAACTGCATCAAATAATTACACTTATACTGTATTAAATCGTCCACCATTATGGAATACGAATCCAACATTAACATCATATAGTGCAGAAACATTCACACCGATTACTGTTAATGCATATGATCCTGATGGTGGAAGTATAACTTATTCATTGTCATCTGGATCTGTTCCAAGTGGTTTATCGTTTGTTACTGCTAATGCGACTATTACTGGAACACCTGCTGAAGTTACAGATAATACAACAAGTACATTTGCTGTTACTGCTACTGACCCTGGAGCAGATGCTAACGTAAGAACATTTAGTTTAACAATTACTCCAATTATTGATGCACAGTTTTCTAACACAATGTTATTAATACATGGTAGTGCGAATACTGTAATTAAAGATGAATCATCAAATAGTTTACCATTAATTGTTGTTGCTGATGCACGAGGAAGTAATTTTAGTCCATTTAATACTTCTTGGGGTAATTACTTTGATGGATCTAGTTATATAACTGCACCTAATAATACTGCATTACAATTAAGCACAAGCGTTAGTTGGTGTTTAGAAGCTTGGATATATCCAACTTCACTTTCCAATACTGATAACGGATTGATGGCTAAACGTATAACCGGAAGTGTAGAATGGCAATTCGCAATAAAAGGTACTGGTGTAGCTACCTATAATAGTCAGCTTTACATATACAACGGTACTACCACTTATTATAGTGGAACAACTATACCTGGATTAAATGTTTGGACGCATGTTGCTGCAACATGGGATGGCACAACATTACGATTTTTTATAAACGGTGTTTTGTGTTCTACTACAACTACTTCTTTTTCTTTGCCAGCTTCAAGCACTAATACCGTAGGTATTGGAGCAAACGGTAATACGGAAGGATTTACTGGTTACATTAGTAATGCTCGTATTGTTAAAGGAAGTGCTGTATACACTTCATCCTTTACACCAAGTACAACACCTTTAACAGCAATAACAAACACATCATTACTTACATGTCAAAATAATACATTTAAAGATAATAGTACAGCAAATTCTGGAACAGGATTTGGTATTACTCAAAGTGGATCACCACAAGTAGTAGGTTTTAGTCCATTTACAGAAACAGATACATCAACAGGTTCAATCTTTTTTGATGGAACTGGTGATTATATAAGTGGTCTACCGAGTAATATATTAGACTTTACTTCAAGTGAAGAATTTTCTATCGAATTCTTTGCTTACTTTAATAGTGTACCAAGTAGTTTTGGTATGTTGGGACTTAATGCTGGTATTCAACAGGGTTATGCTATTGTTTATGGAACTGCTTCTGGATACCTATTGTCTGGTAAAACAGATGAAGTTGGTTCAGGATCTTTATTGTCAACTGGTTCAGGAGGAACTTTATATCCATACAGATGGTATCACATTTGTTTTGCAAGACGTTCTGGTGTAATGTCAATTTATTTGGATGGTATACGTCTTGCAACTAGAAGTAGTGACACAACAACATATGCTAGTGGAGCAGCTACAATTGGTTATGCGGGACAAGCATCTGCAACTGCAATGACTGGTTATATGAGTAACATAAGAATTCTAACCGGTTCAAGTGCATACGATACTTCACAAACAACACTTACTGTTCCAACGGCACCGGTATCAAATGTTGCAAATACAAGATTATTAACTTTTCAGAATCGTCAACCACATAACAATCATGGAATAATTGATAATTCACGCAATAAATTAATGATTACAAGGAATGGTAATGTATCACAAGGTACATTTACACCATTTAGTGCTGACCCTGGAAAGTGGAGTGTTTTCTTTAATGGAAGTAGTGGAGTAAGATTTGCAGACAACGCTGCATTTCAATTTGGAACAAGTGCATTTACGGTAGAAGGTTGGTTTAATGTTTCTACAATGCCATCAAATGATGCATCTATTATTTCAAAATGGGTAGTTGCAAATGATGGTAACAGTTCTTGGATGGTAGATTTTCAATCAAGTAATCTAAGTGCAGCAATTTCAATTGGTGGTACTGTAACTAGAATTTCAGGAGCGGGTGGGGTTCCTTTGGGTGTTTGGAACCACTTCGCTTTAGTTCGTTCAGGATCACCTGGGACGTTATCATTGTTTATGAATGGTGCAAGAATTGCTACAGGAACACCAACAGGTTCTTTAGTTGATGATTCAAATCCAGTTGGATTAGGTGTTCGTGGTGGTACTGATGGTCAATATTTAACTGGTTCATTATCAAATATTCGTGTAATTAATGGTACTGCACTTTATGATCCAACATTAACAACATATACTGTTCCAACATCCACATTAGGAGTTGTAACAAATACCAAATTATTGACATGTCAAAACAATCAATTTATTGATAATTCGACTGCAAACTCAAGTGCAGGATTTACTGCAACTGCTTTAAGTACACCATTTGTAAGACCGTTTTCTCCGTTTGCTCCAAACACGGTTTATACTACTGCAAATACCGGAGGTGGAGTATACTTTGATGGTACAGGAGATTATTTACTAACACCATCAGTATCGAATCTTGCGTTTAGAACTGGTCCATTTACCATGGAAGCTTGGCATTATGGTACAACAACAAGTGGTGGTGGTCAGTTAGTAAGTTCAAGAACTGGATCAATTAATGATGCATCCACAATATCATTTTATATAACTGGTGGTAATTATTCATTCTACGGTAATGGTAATCACGTTTCAGCTGCTTATGTTACAGGACAATGGAATCACGTAGTCTATACAAGAGATGCATCCAGCACTTTGAGATTATTCATTAATGGAAAACTAGCAGCGTATGAAGCTTCATATACTCCGGATATTACTAAAACACAAGTTGGAATTGGATCATTACAAAGTGGTGGTGAGATAATACCTGCTTGTTGGGCTAGTGATGTTCGCCTAATAACTGGATCGATTCCTACGTCATATCAAACATCTAGCACTACAGTTGGTACTCAAGTGTTTACCCCACCTACTGCACCATTAACAGTAACATCTCAAGGTGCTTTGGCAAATGCAGTTACCATGTTGTTAAACTTTACTGATGCTGCAATCATAGATTCAAGTGCAAAAAATATATTTGAAACTTCTGGTGATGCAAAATCAAATAACACTATAAGTAAGTTTAATGGTGGTTCAGCTTATCTTGACGGTAATGCAGATTATTTAATTTTACCGGCAACGGCAGCATCTCCTCTTGGAACTGTTAATTTTACTTGGGAATGTTGGATTTATAGAAATGCAGTAACAGATTCAACTTATGCAGATGGATTATGTTGTTCATCTGCTGGTATTACTGGTTTTGGTGCTGGTATTGATCCTAGTGGGTATATTGGATATGCTATATCAGCAACATCTGGTTCATGGGATATTAGATTAGGTGTTGACCCAGGAAACCCTAAAGGTTCTATTGCAGTTCCATTAAGAACATGGACACACGTTGCATTGGTAAGAAATGGTAGTACGTTTACTGGTTATGTTAATGGACAAGTAGATCAAACATTTACTAGTGCATCTGCAATAAGTAATTTAGGAAACTCGTATTATATTGGTCGTTGGCATGATGCAAATACACGTTACTTTAATGGACATATACAAGAGTTCCGTATAACAAGATCGGCACGTTATACAACAACATTTACACCACCGACTAGATCATTCCCTAATAGATAAGACATGGCAACTACAAAATCATCTAATACGGTATTAAATATTAAGCAAGTACCTGCAGCATTTGTTCAGGCTAATGCTGCATACTCATCTGCAAACAATGTAGCACCTCAGATTGAACCAGCATTTGGTAAAGCTAATTCTGCTGGACTTTATGCTAATGCATCTTTCTTACAAGCAAACGCAGCATTTGCTTCTGCCAACAATGTTGCACCTCAGATACAACCTGCATTTAGTACGGCAAACTCTGCTGCACTTTACGCTAACGCATCTTTTTTACAAGCAAATGCAGCATTCAATAGTGCAAACAACGTAGCACCTCAAATACAACCTGCATTTAGTACGGCAAACTCTGCTGCGCTGTATGCAAACGGTGCGTTTAGTACATCAAACTCTGCGGCACTTTATGCTAACGCTGCTTTCATTGTTGCAAATGCACCATCCCATGTTGCAAACTCAGCAGCACTTTATGCTAATGGTGCGTTTGCAAAAGCTAATTCAGGTGTTCAGTATGATGCAAATAATACATCTACTGGATTTTTAACATTACCTATTGGTACACTTGCACAACGTCCAGCAAGTCCTGCTAAAGGATCAATGCGTTTCAACAGTAGTAATAATGTAGTAGAAGTTTATATGCCTTCTGCTGGTTGGGTTGTTGTTGCACAGGACACATTTATTTTAGAATATGTTGTGGTTGCAGGTGGTGGTGGCGGTGGTCAATGGGCAATGGGTGGCGGAGGAGGCGGTGGTGGTGTTGCTTATTCTAGTTCATTAAACACCCCAATAGGAGTCACGTATACTGTAACCGTTGGTGGTGGCGGAGGTGTTGGTAACCAATCTCCTAATGGACCTAATTCAACTCCTGGATCAAATTCATCAATTGTTGCTGCAGCAACAGGAACAAATATTGTTGCACTTGGTGGTGGTAACGGTGGGGGTGCGAATCAAAGTGCTGGACAACCTGGAGGTTCGGGTGGTGGTTCAAATGGCGGTGGAGTTGGAACTGGATTAGTAGGTCAAGGATATCCTGGAGGACTCCATAGTGGTAGTGGTGCTTGGGGTGGTGGAGGAGGTGGTGGTGGAGCTGCTGGAAGTGCTGCTACCGTTGGTGGTGGTCCAGGTGGTATTGGTATATTATATGCTGCATTTAGTTCATTTAGTCCTACTGGATATTGGTCAGGTGGTGGAGGTGGAGGAACGCATAGTACAGGAACTACATCTACAGGAGGAACTGGCGGTGGTGGTGCAGGCGGAGCATATGATGTAAATGCACAAGCACCTTCTGGAGGAACGAATACAGGTGGTGGCGGTGGTGGTGCAGGTGGTAAAACCGGAGTATATGGAGTTTCTGGTGGTGCAGGTGGTTCTGGTATAGTAGTTATTCGTTACTCAGGAACAACACAAAGAGCTACTGGCGGAACGATTACCACTTCTGCTGGATATACGTATCATTTATTTACAGGTTCAGGAACATTCAATTTTACTGGTTAACACTAACATAAATAACTAAATGGCTACATCAGGAAATACCGTACATAAAATACAGAAGTTTTCGTATACCGATGCGAACAACACAACTGTTTATAACTCTGACGTAAAAGTTCAGGGAAATCTTACAGTCGTTGGCGCATCCGTATACGCACAAACTGAAACACTCTTAGTTAAAGACAATATTATTACGCTCAATGCAGCGATTAATCAGTCTGGAACACCCCTATTCAATGCAGGTATTGAAGTTGATCGTGGTAACCAACCAAACGTATCATTCATATGGAATGAATCTACACAGGCATGGCAATTCACTAATAACGGAACAACTTACGAATCTTTAGGTGGTGGTTCATCTGGTATCTATGCTAATGGTGCATTTTTACAAGCGAACGGTGCATATGCTCATGCTAACGCAGCATTTTTATCTGCAAACAACGTAGCACCTCAAGTACAACCTGCATTTGATAAAGCTAATGCTGCATTTGCACTTGCAAACTCATCAAGTGCATGGGGTACACGACAAGCATTTGTTGCGACTGCTGGACAAACAACATTCTCTCCAGGGTCTGGTTATCTTCCAGGGTATATCGATGTATACTACAACGGATTAAAATTATACGGTGCAGAAGATTATACTGCAACCGACGGGGTTAATGTAACTCTTACAAATCCTGCGACATTAAATTCTATTATTGAGATCGTTGGATTTGGTGCAAACGTACCTGCTGCGAATGTGTACGTTTTAAATTCAATGACAAGTTTATTGAATCGTCAAACATTCTATGCGAATAGTGGACAAACAACATTTACAGTAACAGGTGGATATCGTGTAGGGTACGTTGATGTATACTACAACGGTATTAAAGTTAATATCCCTGAGGATGTAACGGCAGGAAATGGTACGACAATTAATTTTGTTAATATATCTCCAACAGTAAATTCTATTATTGAAGTTGTTGGATTGACTCCTAATGTTGCACTTGCAAATGCAATACCAATTACTGGTGGTACAATCTCTGGTGGATTGAACATCGCAGGTAACTTAATACCAACATCAGACAATACTTATTACTTAGGTTCTGCAACTAATCGTTGGAGAAGTTTATATGTTGGTGCAAACTCTATTGACATCGATGGTTTAGTTCTAAGCAATTCTGGTGGTACTCTTGCGATTAGTACACCTAGTGGATCGCCATCAACATTCATCGATACATTTGCACGAGGACAAGCTAATGCCGCATTTAATTCTGCAAACAACGTAGCACCACAAATAGAACCGGCATTTGGTAAAGCAAACTCTGCGGGATTATATGCTAACGCAGCATTCCTTGCTGCAAATACTGCTAATGCTGCAATTGCAAACATTAATGTATATGGTGCAAACACAACAGCAACTGGATTCTTCTCATTACCTGCAGGTAATACTGCACAACGTCCAACTTCTCCATCACCAGGAGCTCTAAGATTCAATACAGCAAACGCTGCTTTAGAATTATATTACAATGGATGGAGTACCGTATACTATGCTGGATCACTCTTAGCAGAAGGTGGAACAATTGTAACTTCTGGTAATTATAAGTTACATATTTTTACTGGTTCAGGTTCTTTCACAGTAACTTCAGTACCCTCATCTGGAGCATATGTTGACTGGTTAGTAGTTGCCGGTGGGGGTGGAGGCGGTGGTCGTCATGGAGGAGGCGGTGGAGGTGGAGGTGTAGTCTACGTTTCTCAATCTACTATATTGACGACTGGAACATATACTGTTACTGTTGGTGCCGGTGGTGTTGGAGCTTTAACAGATGTAGTTGGTGGTAATGGAGCCAATTCTTCTTTTGGCGCATACGGTACTGGTGTTGGTGGAGGAGGAGGTGGAACTTATGTTGGAAATGATACTAGAATAGCTGGACAACCTGGAGGTTCAGGTGGTGGTGCTGGACATGGACCAACATCAGGTGGTTCAAAAACTCAAGGTACTTCACCATATGGAACAACGTATGGAAACGCTGGTGGTAACAATCCTGGTAATGCTCAAGAAGGTGGCGGTGGGGGTGGTGCTGGTGGTGTAGGTTTTGATGGGCAATCACAAACAATTGGTGGAGCCGGTGGACCAGGAATATCACTTCCAATTTACAATGATTACTATTGGGCAGGTGGTGGTGGTGGTGCAGGATGGGAACAACCTGCCGGTGTTGGTGGTATTGGTGGCGGAGGTGGTGGTGGTGCAGGTTCTGTTCCATCTACTACGTATGCTGGTGGCGGATCTGCATTGAATACTGGTTCTCCTGGAGTTGGTGGCGGTAGTGGTGAAGTTAGTGGTGGGGCAGGCGGAACAAATACAGGTGGAGGCGGAGGAGGTTCTGGACAATATGGATATGCGTCATATAATGGACATGGTGGTAATGGTGGTTCTGGAATTGTTATTATCAGATATAGGTATCAATAATGTCAAAGTCATACGATAACGCAAAAGAATTAGAGTACATAAACTATATTCCTGGTAATAATAGTTTAAACTTTACTGCTACAGTAATAGGTAACGGTGCTCCTATTGTTGATGCAACCGCTGGCGTGTATGCTAACGGTGCTTTCTTACAAGCTAATTCTGCATACAACGCTGCTAATAGTGTTAATGTTTATGGCGCTAATACTGCCGTTAATTCTTTCTTTGCAATTCCACAAGGAACGACAGCAGAACGTCCTGCGTCAGCACAGTTAGGTTCTTTAAGATACAATACGACAATAGGAGTTGCAGAAGTATATACATTATCTGGATGGACTACAGTAACTGGTGCTGTACCAACAATTGTTAATGTTACTCCTGCCAGTTATGGTGGTAATACTGGTGCATTGTTTACAGTATATGGAACAGGATTTCAACAAGATGCATCGGTAAGATTTGTTACTGCAAATGGAACTGAGTATACTGCTGCAACTGTTTCTTATGGTAATACTACAACATTGCAAGTGACAACACCAAGAGCATTTACTGTTGCAGAAGGACCATTAGATGTTAGAGTTATTCAAGCAAATGGTACTGCTTCTGTAACAAAGTTTGATACAATTCAAACAGGAACTAATCCAACATGGAATACTGCATCTGGAACTCTTGCAACAATTTATGATAATGCAACTGGAACACATGCAACTATAAATGCATATGATCCCGAAACAAGTATAACATACACGATAGATTCTGGTTCAATTCCAGCAGGAACTACCTTAAACTCATCGACTGGAGCAATTAGTGGTGATCCAACTGATGTTGAGTCTCAAACAACAAGTACATTCACAGCAGCTGCAACTGATGCTGGTGGAAATCAAATAACAAGATCATTTAGTATTATTGTAAGACCTTATCTAGATGGTTCCACAAGTGTAAAAGCAGCAGGTTCACCTGCTCAAATTGCATCAATAATGGGATCAGTACCAACTAACGGAGTTTATTGGTATAAAAATTCTGGTTATAATTCTGGAAATGCATTTCAAGTATACACAGATTGGACAATTAATAGTAATACAGGATATATGATTTTAACACAATCACAACTATCCGGTACATTAATAACAAACTTTACAGACGTTGGAACACTCTCTACTAGTGTTTCAGGAACTAGAGGACATAATAATACATTTAGAGAAGCAACAGCAACTATTTTAACTGGTTGGAGTGGGGATACTTCAAATAGATGTATAGTTGGTCAATATCGAACTTCTACGGGAACATCTTTATCAACAGCTTCATACCTTCAATGGATACAAATGGCTGTAACTCCATCAGTATTTAAAGCTATGTTTGATAATGTTCCTAGTGGTGGTGAATTCACAGGTTCAATATCTGCTAGGTCTGCGGGAGGAACAGGAAGTTTTTATTGGTCTAAAACTAATACTGAATATCCAAACCATTTACAGATGGGCAACGCTCTAACTGATAATGGTTGGAATGGATCAAATTATGTAGAAATAAGACAAGCTGGTGGAGATGCCAATCATTCATTCTTTGTTGCAGGTGATGGTGGTGGAAGTTATTATGCTGCTTCACTAAGTTATAATGGCGGGTCCGGTGAGAGAGTAGGATTTTTTGGATTTGCTCCAAACAATGTTATCTAAATCAAGATCATTTACATCATAACATAAATAGAACATGCCAACAAAATCAGCAAATAACGCAATAGAATTAAACTACGTAAATTATATTGCTTCAAATAATACGATAAATTTTACCGCTACTCCAATTAGTGGAGGTGCTCCTATTGTGGATGCAACGGCGGGAATATATGCGAATGGTGCTTTTGCACAAGCTAATGCTGCATTTAACTCAGCGAATAACGTAGCGCCACAAATAGAACCTGCATTTAGTAAAGCAAACTCTGCGGGATTATATGCAAATGCATCTTTCGTACAAGCAAATGCATCTTTCATACAAGCTAATGCTGCTTATAATACCGCAAATAATGCAGGTGGTGTTGCAGCGTTACCAAACATATTAATGTTATCAGGAATGTAAAATGCCACAAGTATATAAAGTTTTAGGACAATCAAATCCAACAGCAAACACTAATACTGATGTTTACACAGTACCAGCATCAAATTCTGCTATAGTTTCCACTATTACTGTTTGTAATGCAAACATAAATGCAAACGTAAACTACTCTATTGCAATCAGACCGGCAGGTGCTGCAATTGCACAAAAACATTACATTACGGCAAATGCTGTTGTTGGTTTTTTAGATACGATTGTTTTAACATCAGGATTAACATTGGGTAATGGAGATGTAGTTACGGTATTTACAACTGGTTCAACTGTTTCTTTTAATTTATTTGGATCCGAAATTTACTAAACATGAGTGTTAGATCAACAATATCCGAAACGCCTAAAATACGTAATGTTAATCCACGAAGGGTATCCAATCCTCGTAATCCATGGGTTGCTCTATTACTAGAGTATCTTGTTATTGGTGGCGGTGGTGGCGGTGGTAGTTTTATTGGTGGCGGTGGTGGCGGTGGAGGTATGCGATATGGCACTTACCAATATCAAACTGGTGTAGCATATACCGTTACTGTTGGAGCAGGTGGAGGTGGAGATAGTTCTGGTTCCGCATCTGTTTTTTCAGACGTATCTTCCGCAGGTGGTGGACGAGGTGGTCGTGCTGACTCAGGTCCTCCAGGGCAACCAGGAGGTTCGGGTGGTGGAGGTGCAGGACCAAACAATACAGGCGGTGGTGCCGGTAATACTCCAGCAGTAAGTCCGTCACAAGGTTTTAATGGTGGTAATGGTGGAGGATCAGGTGGTGGTGGTCGTGCTGCAGGTGGTGGTGGCGGTGGTGCTGGTGCAGTAGGTGGAGACATTCAATCTGCACAACAAGGTGGTACTGGTGGTGCCGGTGCTACTTATGGAATTACTGGACCAACTGTTACTTACGCAGGCGGTGGTGGTGCAGGTGGAGACGGACAAGGAAACACAATGCCGGGTGGTTCAGGTGGTGGAGGAACTGGTAGAGGAAGTGGACCAGGAGATGCGGGAACTGCAAACTTAGGTGGAGGTGGTGGCGGTGGATTGAACGGTGGGGGAACTGGTGGTTCTGGTGTGATTGTTTTAGTTTGGCCAGCAACTGGTTCTGGAACTACTGCTACTGTATCTGCTGGATTGACCGCAGTTGTTGATACTGCTACTAGAAACGGATACAAAATCTACAAGTTTACTGCTGGTACAGGAACAATTACATTTAGTTAATGGGAATCAATATGGCACACTACGCATTTTTAGACGGAAACAATATAGTAACTCACGTTATAGTTGGAAAAGAAGAAGGTGAAGATGGTATCAATTGGGAAGAATACTATGGTGAGTTTCAAAAACAAAAGTGTAAAAGAACTAGTTACAATACATATGCTGGCGAACATAAATTAGGTGGCACACCTTTTAGAAAAAACTATGCGACAATTGGTGGAATGTATGATGAGTTTAGAGATGCATTTATACCTGCAAGAGTTTTTAATTCTTGGACGTTAAATGAAACTACTTGTCAATGGGAACCACCCATACCATACCCAACAGGTGATGGTAATTATTACACTTGGGATGAATCGATTTTAAACTGGAAACAACAGGAAACATAAAAATAAATGGTAGCCCCATCTAAAATAAGAAATAATGCTATTGAATTAAATAAGATTCAATACATTGACGGAAACAATAGAATAAATTTCACAACTGATGTTTATTCTAATGGTTCTCCTATTGCAGATGCAACTGCTGGATCATACGCAAATTCAGCGTTTATTCAAGCTAATGCAGCATTCAATAGTGCAAATAATGTAGCACCACAAATTGAACCAGCATTCTTACATGCCAATGCTGCCTTTGCATCATCTAATACAAAGTTACCATCTTCGGGTGGTACTATTGATGGTAACTTAGCTATTACTGGAAACTTGATTGTTAGTGGTACTAGAGTTGAAGTTAATACTGGTACTGTACTTTTAAGTGACAATATCCTTACAATTAATTCAGATTTACCAAATAATATAGTACCTACAGAAAATGCCGGTATTGAGATTAATCGTGGTTCATCTTCTAATGTTGGAATTATTTGGAATGAGACCACTGATTCTTGGACATTCACAAATGATGGAACTAACTATGAAACTTTAGGTGGTGGTTCTGCTGGATCATATGCTAACTCTGCATTTATCAAAGCTAATTCTGCATATGCAACTTTAAATACTGCATCTGCTTGGAGTGTAAGAGAATCATTCAAAGCAACAAATGGACAAACAATATTTAATGTATCTAGTGGTTATCTTCCTGGTTACATAGATGTTTATTATAACGGATTAAAGTTATACAATACTGAAGATTATACTGCAACAGACAGTTTAACTGTTACTTTAACATCATCAGCACAAGCAAATGATGTTATTGAAGTTGTTGGACTAAAAGCAAATGTTCCTATTACTGAACTCACTACATTAGCTTCTGCAATAACAGGAACGGTAACTCGTCAAACATTTTTTGCAACCGCAGGTCAAACAACATTTACAACGTCAACACCTTATCGTGCTGGTTACGTAGATGTTTTCTATAATGGTTTAAAACTTAATATTCCAAATGACGTTACTGCATCTGATGGTGCAAACGTCACAATTACTGGATTAACTCCTGGGTTAAATGATGTTATTGAAGTTGTTGGTATAACTCCAAACATTTCTTTAGTCAATGCGATACCAATTACTGGTGGTTCTGTTTCAGGTGGATTGACACTTGCAGGAAATCTATTACCTGCTGCAACTAACACATACTATCTTGGTTCAGAAACTTTACGATGGAAAAGTATATACGTTAGTGCGAACTCTATTGACATTGATGGAATCGTACTAAGTAATTCTGGCGGTACACTTGCTATATCGTCAAATACTGGAGTGCCTTCAACATTTATTGATACCTATGCAAGAGAACAAATCAATACACAACCTGTTCTAAATAGAGGGCAGTATATACAAGCAAACAATACAATTAACTTTAATGTCGCTATTACAGCAAATGGACAAACTATTGCTGGTGGTGGATTAAGTCCGTTTCTACTCATGGGTGCATAAATGCCAACCGTTTATAAAATTTTAGGTCAGTCAAATCCAAACGCAAATGTTTTAACGAATATTTACACAGTTCCAGCATTAAATACTGCGGTAATTTCTACAGTTAGTTTTTGTAATGCAAATCTAACGTCAAATGCTTTTGTAACAATGTACGCAGTACAGTCTGGTGAACAACCAAGTTCAAATAATATGATTACGAACAGAGCAATTCTTCCAATGACAGATACGTTGATTTTTACAATAGGTATGACACTTGCTTCTAATGATCGTATTGTTGCAAATGTAACTACTGGTAATATTAGTTCATCAGTCTTTGGTTCGGAGAACTATTAATGACATTTGGATTGTTATCATATCTAGGTGGTAGAGTACCAATTACTGGTTCTCTAAACATATCTGTTCCTTCAGCACCAGACACGACGAATAGTTTTATGACTATTACCACATCTGGTGCTACTGAAACCATTTCGGGTGACTATAAGATTATTGCGTTTTATGGTTCAGGAACTATGAACGTGAGATCATTAGGTATAGATAGTGTCTCTGGTTCTACTGTAGAAATTATGATGGTTGCCGGTGGCGGAGGTGGTGGATTAGATATGGGTGGTGGTGGTGGAGGTGGTGGATACTATGCATGTACTTCATTCAAAGTCTTCCAAACAGAATATACAATTACAGTAGGTTCAGGTGGTGCAGGTGCAGTTTGTGATAATGGAACAATGAATCAAGGTGATTCTCAATATTGTAATAGAGCAGCATCTAATGGAACATCATCTATAATCACTAGTCCATATGGAACAATGGAAGCTTTTGGCGGTGGTGGTGGTGCGTCAAGACATAGTGCAGAAACAAACAAAGCAGGATCAGGTGGTTCAGGTGGTGGTGCTTCTGGACAATATGGAAATCATGGTAGAGCTATAAGAGGAGACATGGGATATCCCGGTAGAACATCGGGTGGCATGTGGTATCCAGGAGGTGGCGGTGGTGCTGGATCAATAGGAATGCATGGTGCTGAAACTGCAACACCCGCTGGACCAGGAAATAACAATTCATATAATGCTGGTCATGGTGGTAAAGGAGTACAGAATTCTATTTTAGGTCCTGCATACTGGTGGTGTGGAGGTGGTGGTTCAGGAGGACATTCAGGTAACGGTGGTAATGGTGGAACTGGCGGTGGCGGTGGTGGTGGTCAAGCATATTACGTTCAAAATCAAGGTATGGGTGGAGCTTCTGGAATTAATGTTGGTTCGGCTGGACAACAAGCATCTCCAGTAGGATCAACAAGTACAGGTACAGGATATTCAGGTGGTAACGCTGGTCAATATACTGGAGGCGGAGGCGGTGGAGTTTCCCACAGAACAACAAATCAAACTGGCGGTACAACTGGTAATGGTGGTTCTGGTATTGTAGTCATCAAATACAAATTTCAATAATTGGAGAAATACTAATGTCGTTTGGTTTATTATCAGCATTTTCGGGAAGCATTCCAATTAGTGGAAATCTTTCTGTTACCGTAAGTCAAAATGTTGACATTACTGGAACATATCTAACTGCTACTGGTGGTTCTATTACCTATTATGGTAATCAAAAGATTCATACATTCTTTGGTTCTGGTGCATTTCAAGTTCTTTCTGTAGGTTCCGATCCTAACGATGGATCACAAGTTCGTTACATGGTCATCGGCGGCGGTGGCGGTGGAGGACGTGACATGGGAGGTGGTGGCGGTGCTGGTGGATATCAAGCAGCTACTGGATTTCCTGTAAGTGTTCAAACATATACAGTTACCGTTGGTGCAGGTGGTGGAGGTGCGACTAACGTACCCGTAGGAACAGCTGCTTCGGACGGTTCTGTACAAGCAGGTGCTAATGGAAGCCCAAGTATATTCTCATCTGTAACATGCCCTGGTGGTGGCGGTGGTGCTTCAAGACATAATACAATATCAAATTACGCAGGATCAGGTGGTTCAGGTGGTGGTGCTTCTGGATTAAACGCAAATCGTGGTGTAGCATTTGGATCACAAGGATATCCTGGAGCTACAACAGGTGGACCATACTGGCCAGGTGGTGGTGGCGGTGCAGGAGGTAGAGGATACAATGGTGCTGAAACTAACACAAGCACTAGAGCACCTGGAGATGGTTCAAATCAAAATGCTCCTAATGGTGGTATTGGTGTAAGTAATGATATTCTTGGCGCAATCTATTGGTGGGCAGGTGGTGGTGGTGGCGGTGGTCACTCCAGTTATGGTGGTAACGGCGGTTCCGGTGGTGGAGGTGGAGGTGGACCAGCACACTTTAATAACAATTATGGACGTGCAGGTGGATTGTCATTCACATTAGCAAGTCCAGGAATTGAAGGTTGGCCATACTCAACAGATAGTTCTAGTAATGCATATTGTTCCGGTGGTAGAGGAGCTCAATTTAGTGGTGCTGGAGGAGGTGGTGCAGCACACACTCATTCTGTAACAGGTGGTGATGGTGGTCCAGGAGGATCAGGAATTGTGGTTATCAGATATAGATATAAAACTTAATAGGAGAAAATTAGAATGGCACATTTTGCAAAACTTGGGATTGACAATGTAGTATTAGAAGTATTGGTTGTCAACAATGTAGATTGCATGACTCCGCAAGGAGAAGAAAAAGAAGAAATTGGTATCGAGTTTCTTAAAAAATTAACAGGACATGAGTCTTGGAAACAAACATCTTATAACGGTAATTTCCGTAAGAGATATGCAGGTCATGGTTACACTTATAATAGTGAACTAGACGCATTTGTTCCACCAAAACCATATCCTTCTTGGACGTTGGATAATGAAACTGCTGGATGGAATCCACCAACACCTATGCCAACAAGGGAAGGTAAAATACAAACTTGGAATGAATCTACATTATCTTGGGACGAATCAGATTACACACCACCAGTATAAAAATGTCAAAAGCCTACGATAACGCAAAAGAATTAAATTTCATAAACTATATTCCTGGTAATAATAGTTTAAACTTTAGTGCCACAGTAATTGGTAACGGTGCTCCTATTGTTGATGCAACCGCAGGAGTGTATGCTAATGGTGCTTTTGCACAAGCAAACGCTGCGTTTAGTAGTGCAAATAATGTAGCTCCACAAATACAACCTGCGTTTAGTACAGCAAACTCTGCTGCATTATATGCTAACGGTGCTTTTATAAAAGCAAACTCTGCTGCATTGTATGACGCAAATACAACATCAACTGGATATTTTGCATTACCTACTGGAAGTATAGCTCAAAGGCCGTCAAATGTTGCTAATGGAGCAATGAGACTGAACACTCAAACGGGAATTTTAGAAATTGGATATCTTGGTTCATGGGCTAATACTGTATCTGTTGGTTTGGGTGCTTCTGCTGCAAGTGCTGCTTCTTCTGCGGCAGCAATTAAACTTGGAACAGGAACTAGTATTGATGGTTTTTATTGGATTAATTTACCAACAGTAGGACCAACACAAGTCTATTGTGACATGAATACTAATGGTGGTGGGTGGATGTTAGCTGCAAAAGTTTATAATAATAGTACAAAATGGAATGGTTACGATTCTACTGATTGGACGACTATTGGTGTATTTAATGAAACTGAAAGTCCTGGGTATGCTGGGCATATAAAAACTCACGTTTATAACTATTTTCCAGCAACTGTTGGACAAAGATTGTGTTATAACTTATTAACAAATAATTTATATGAAACTTGGACTGCTTATACTATGTATGGATTAATGAATGCTTCAACACTAAATTCTGTAAATAATAGAGCTGCTTGGATTGCATGGGGAGTGGCTGCTGGAGTTAATTATAGTTTTGGTTCACAACCTAACTGTAATCAAGCAGGAACAAATAAAAACTATAGTTACGGTGCAAGAATCGGATTATCTATGAATAATGAAGGTGATTGTTCTTCTAATGATAGTTTTATTGGATTTGGTAGTAAAGGTCAGATATATGGAATAGGTTCATCAGATTGGAATAGTAATAGTTATTTAAATAGTGGTTATCAGATTGGATGGATTTGGGTAAAATGACAAGACAAACTAACGGAATAACACTTGAAGAAGAACAATATTATTTGCATTTAGAACAAAGAGTTCTTGATGGAATAATAAATCCATTAATGATACGTGAATATCAGGAAGGTATTTCTACAGACGTTCCTATATCTGATCCTGTTGCAATGAAAATTAGATATAGAACATGTAAATTATGTCCAATGTTTGATAATGATTTAAAGAATTGTGAAAAATCTGTTCCTATTAGATTTATGCCATTAAGAGTTCAAGTTCAATCAGAAACATGTCCTATGAATAAATGGGAAGAATAAATGTCAAAAGCAGCTAATAACGCAACCGAATTAGATTTAATAAACTATATTCCATCGAATAATAGTATAAACTTTACTGCCACAGTCATTGGTAATGGTTCTCCTATTGCAGATGCAACTGCTGGACAGTATGCAAACTCAGCATTTTTACAAGCTAATGCTGCATTTAGTTCTGCAAACAATGTAGCACCGCAAATACAACCTGCGTTCAGTACAGCAAACTCTGCTGCACTTTATGCTAATGGTGCGTTTGTAAGAGCAAATTTATCTGCACAATATGGTTCAAACACAACTTCAAATAGTTACTTTTCAATACCTATAGGAACAACTGCACAACGTCCTGCATCAGCAGCCAATGGTTCTATCAGATACAACACCACATTAAACAGAATGGAAGCATATATGCCATCAGCTGGATGGTTAAGTATTGTTTCAGATTCTTATACAGTTAGTTATATACTTGTTGCTGGCGGAGGATGTGGTGGAGTCTGGCATGCAGGTGGTGGTGGTGGTGGCGGTGTTATTACAGGAACATCAGGTGCGTTAATCCCAGGTAGCGATTCTATCACTTTTACAATCGGCGGTGGTGGATCTACAACAGACACAACGACAAGAGGAACTAACGGCACAAATACAACAGCCATAATAAGTGGAACAAGTTATATTGCTCAGGGTGGTGGTGCAGGTGGTAACTATGATACTCAAGTTCCATTAGCTGGTGGATCAGGTGGTGGTGGTAACGGTGCAGCTGCACCATTTGGTATTGGACAAAGTGGTGTACCAGGTCAAGGATATCCTGGAGGAAATGGTGTTAATGGTCACGCTGGTGGAGGTGGAGGTGGTGCTGGAGGTGCTGGTGAAGCTGCTCCATCGTCAACTATAGCAGGTGACGGTGGTTCTGGATATACTTGGATAAATGGACAGACATATGGCGGTGGTGGAGGTGGAGGAAGTTGGCCAGGAACAAATCTTTCTGACGCTGGTACTGGCGGTACTGGTGGTGGCGGTAGAGGAAGTTATAACTCTAATGGTGATGTTACTGTTTATGGTCCAAGAACTGGAACTGTTAATACAGGTGGTGGAGGAGGTGGTAGTGGAGCACAAGGTGGTGCAGGTGGAAATAGAGCCGCATATGTTACTGGTGGTTCAGGAGTTGCGATTGTTGCTTACTTAGGATCGCAAAGAGGTACTGGTGGAACAGTAACATCATCAGGTGGTTATACTTATCATACGTTTACTGGTTCAGGAACATACACAGCATAAATAGACGACTATGGCACATCCAAAAACAAGAACACAATTTAAAGAATATTGCCTTCGTCAGTTAGGGTTTCCTGTTATCGACATCAACGTAGATGACGATCAGGTAGAAGATCGTATCGATGAAGCACTAGAGTATTGGAATGATTACCACTTTGATGGTACTGAAAAATCATACTTCAAACATCGAATACAACAAGCAGACATTGATCGTGGATGGATTTACTGTCCAGATTCAGTTATATTTGTAACTGGTGTTCTACCGTTTGATGAATCTAATTCGTCAATCAATATGTTTGACTTACGTTACCAACTACGTTTACATGATCTCTATGATTTCACATCGGTATCGTATGTGTCATATGAAATCACAATGCAACACCTTCGTACATTGAATCTATTATTCTCTGGTACACCACAGTTCAGATTCAATCGTCATCACAATAAACTATACTTAGATATTGACTGGACAAGAGATTTAGATGTTGGTCAGTATGTTGTTATGGAATGTTACCGTAGAGTTGAACCAGAAGTTATTACATTGACTGGTACTGTAACTGGTAACACAACCTCAAATACAATCATTGGTACAAGCACAAAGTTTGACCAAGAGGTAATGGAAAAAGATTTTATTAACATTGGTGATGAATCAAGACAAGTAATGAAAATTATTTCTCCTACTGAATTGATTACTACTGGTCCACATGGTTCTAATACATCTGGAATGACTGTTACTATTGAAGGTAACTCAGATGTTTGGAATGATCGTTTTCTAAAAGAATATGCTACCGCATTGATTAAACGTCAATGGGGTAACAACCTTAAAAAGTTTGGTGGAATTCAAATGCCAGGTGGTGTTACACTAAATGGTAAAGAAATTTATGATGAAGCAATACAAGAAATTAAAGACATGCAGGAACAGATGCACTCACTCAATATCCTCCCTGGCGATATGTTCATAGGATAATGATGAATGTCAACAAACTTCTACTTCAATAATTTTCCCAAAGATCACATAACTCAAGAGCAGTTGCTCATTGAGGATCTAGTCATAGAGGCTATGCAAATCTATGGCATGGACGTCTTTTATCTTCCAAGAACCAGTCGAGATAAAGTAGATACAATCTACGGTGAGGACACATTAAAACAATATATTAATGCATACCCGATTGAAATGTATCTTGAGAATGTTACAGGTATGGATGGTGAACAAGATTTTATGTCCAAGTTTGGTCTTGAGATTCGTGATGAATTATCTTTACTTGTTTCTCGCCGTAGATTTAAATACTCAACAGGTGCATCTAATCTAATTAGACCACGTGAAGGTGATCTAGTTTATATTCCACTAATGCAGAATTTCTTTGAGATTACATTCGTGGAACATGAAAACGATCAGGCAATGTTCTATACGTTAGGACGTGGACGTGGTGGTAATGTTTATGTGTATGCATTAAAACTTAAACAGTTCGTATTCTCAGATGAGATTATAGAAACTGGAGTTACAGAAGTTGATGAACAAGTGTTTGATTTGTATAGAAGAACACATATTCCATATGCTGAAACTGGTAACAATATTAGATACAGATTAACTGAAATTGTTTATCAAGGTCCTGATCTTGCAAACGCAACTGCACAAGGTATAGTTCATTCTGTTAATACTACAGGTAATAACTATTTGGAACTTGTTCGTGTTCAAGGAAACTTTGCAAACGGAACTATTATAATTGGTGAAACAAGTAATGCACGTTATCAAATGATTGGAACTATAGACGACATGACACCATTTGATACACAAACAGAAGATTTGATTGATAACAATGCTATTGAGTTTGAATCAGATGATATCATTGATTTTACTGAAGTTAATCCATTTGGTGAACCATAATGTTAGGTAACGCACACTTTTATAATCGTACTATTCGCAAAATTGTTATTGCGATGGGTACAGTTTTAAACGACATTCAATTAGTAAGATATACTAAAGATGGTCTGACTGCAAAAGAAAAGTTTAAAGTACCTTTGTCATATGGTGCAAAAGAAAAATATATTGTCCGTATTAATTCAGATCCAACACTAACAAAATCAGTTAATGTTGTTGTACCACGTATTTCATTTGAACTTACTGGTATGAGTTACGATTCTTCTCGTAAACAACAAACAACATTAATGAATTGTTCTACTGATACTAATACATCTTCAAAGACACAATATCTTCCAGTACCTTATGATTTTACGTTTGATGCTGCAATTTATGTACGTAATACAGAAGATGGTACACAAATACTAGAACAGATTCTACCTTTCTTTACACCAGACTTTACTGTAACTGCAAAATTAATACCTGACTTAAATCGTTCATACGATTTACCTATTATTTTAAATTCAGTTTCAAATGAAGTAGATTATGAAGGTGACTTTATGACTACTCGTTTAATTATTTGGAACTTGTCATTTACAATAAAAGGTTACATATTCCCAGGAGTAAAAGATTCCAAGATTATTCGTGGTGCAAATACAAGTATTATTGACTCTGCAAATTCATCACAAGTTTATGTGAATATTAATACACAAACCGATCCTGCAAACGCTGCTCCTGATGATGAGTTTGGATTTGCAGAAATTATAACTGAGGCTCCAGATGCATCATGAAAAAACTAGATCAAAACTTATCTGATGTTTTTGACATTGAACCACTAGATTCGGTTCAAGTAAGTCAAGAAATCGTTCCAATAAATAATCCAGTAGTTACGGATGATGCAGACTTTGCCAGAAAAAATATTAGGGAACTAATAAGTACAGGTAATTCTGCATTGAATAATCTTTTGACTGTTGCAAAAGAATCCGAAGCACCTAGAGCATATGAAGTTGCGGCAACATTAATTAAGAATCTCTCAGATTTAAATAAAGATTTGATGGAGGTTCAAAAACGCAAACAAGACTTGACAGGTGAATCTACAAAGAATAAAAATATAAATGTAGACAAGGCAGTCTTTGTTGGTTCTACTACCGAATTAGTTAAATTTTTAAAAAATAATAAACAGGAAACCTAATGGAAACATTAATTCAACAATTACGTACTATCCTAGGTACAAATTTTGGTTTGTATTTCAAAGCACATTCATTTCATTGGAATGTTGAAGGTGCAAACTTCAATGACTATCATGCATTTCTAGGAGCATTTTATAATGCTGTTTGGGCAAACACAGATTTCATTGCAGAAAAACTTCGTATGTTAGGTGTGTATGCACCACCTTCAATGGCACGTATGCTAGAATACTGTGACATAAGTACAGATGCAGTTACAATTCCAGATGCACGTATGATGTTTATGGAATTAAAAGTAGATAACGACAGATTTATAACACACATTCGTGCAGGTATTGCTGCAGCAGATGGTGCAAACGAACCTGCAATTTCTAACTTTTTACAAGACCTTTTAGATCAACACCAAAAACATGCATGGATGATTAGTAGTATTATAAAATAATGAATGACGGATATCTTGGTAATGAACGACTAAAACGTGTAGGGGTAGAACTCTCCTACACGGAAGAACAAGTAGCAGAAATTTTAAAGTGTACGGAAGATCCAGTATACTTTATTAAGACTTACGTTAAGATTGTAAACGTGGATCATGGTCTTGTTCCATTTAACATGTGGAACTTTCAAGAGGACATGGTTCGTGATTTCCACAGCAATCGTTTCTGCATCGCAAAGATGCCACGACAGGTTGGTAAGACAACAACTACAGTCGGTTATATGTTATGGTGTGTACTTTTCCAAGAAGAATATACTGTAGGTATTCTTGCAAACAAAGGACAGTTGGCGCAAGACATTCTTGGAAAGATACAGAAGGCATATGAATATCTTCCTATCTGGTTACAACAAGGTATTATTACTTGGAACAAACGATCACTAGAACTTGAGAATGGTTCAAAGATATTTGCGTATGCAACATCAGCTGCAGGTGTTCGAGGTGGTACATATAACTTAATCTTCCTTGATGAGTTTGCGTTCGTTCCACATAACATGGCAACTGAATTCTTTACGTCAACGTATCCTGTTATCTCGTCTGGTAAAACGTCTAAAGTAATTATTGTTTCAACTCCAAACGGATTGAATCTATTCTACAAGATGTGGAAAGATGCAACAGAAGGACGTTCAAACTATAAGACAATTGAAGTCCACTGGTCACAAGTCCCAGGTAGAGACTTTGCATGGAAAGAAGAAACAATACGGAACACTTCAGAAGAACAGTTCCGACAAGAATTTGAGACAGAGTTTATTGGTTCAACTGCAACTCTTATCTCTGGTTCTAAACTTAAAACTCTGGCATATTCGAATCCAATCGAAAGTCAAGAAGGTTTGGATATCTTTATTAGACCACAACCTAATAGAATGTATATTGCATGTGTTGATCCATCAGAAGGTGTGGAACAAGATTATTCAACGATTAATGTATTAGATGTAACGGAGTCACCATATGTACAAGTTGCGAAGTATCGCAGCAACAAAATACCACTATTATTTCTTCCTACAATCATCTATTCCTTGGCGAAAAAGTATAATGAAGCATTTGTATTGATTGAGACAAACAGTATTGGTAAACAAGTTGTAGATATTATGCACTACGACTTGGAATATGAGAACATTTATAAAGTAGAACATCATCACATCAAAGGTCAAAGTATCTCTGGTGGATTTAAACGTGCCGCAACATTTGGTGTTCGTACAACTAAATCAGTCAAAAAGATTGGTTGTGCAAACTTAAAAACACTAGTGGAAAATGATAAGTTGATTATTCACGACTTTGATACTATTGCGGAAATGAATACTTTCTCCCGTTATCTGGATACCTATCGAGCGGAAGAAGGAAATAATGACGACTTAGTTATGGGTCTAGTCTTATTTGCATGGTTGGCAGCACAAAGTTACTTCCGTGAATCAACAAATATTGACGTTAGAAAAATCATGTTAGAAGAAAATAACATGTTAGTAGATGAAGATTTGACTCCTGTTGGAATCATAGACAACGGTTTACAACCCGAAGAATATGACGATGGACAGGACAAATGGCGTTATGCACAAAATTTGGGGTATCCAACATCAAGTTTATAAAAAACTAAATAGACGATAAAGAAAAAATTTGATCCCTCAACTAAAGGAGAAATCCAATGGCATTTAGAAATCCACAGTCTGTTCAACTTTCAGCTGGCGTAAGCGTATCAGAAGTTGACCTGACTACTGTTATACCGTCTACAAGTACCTCTATTGGTGCTTTTGCCGGTCCGTTTTCTTGGGGTCCAGTCAATGAAGTGATTACTATTTCTGATGAAAATCGTCTTGCTGATCGTTTTGGTACACCAACGTCTAGCAACTATGAATACTGGTTCTCTGCAGCAAACTTTTTAGCATACTCAAACTCACTACGTATTGTTCGTGCCGCAAACACAACATCAACACTTAACGCTACTGCAAATGGCGCAGGTATACTTATTGAGAACAACACAGACTATGAATTAAATCATAGCACAGCAAATACACAAAACGGTCCATTTACTGCAAAATGGGCAGGAGATATTGGAAATTCATTAAAGATTTCTATCTGTCCTACAACTGCTGCGTTTGCATCTAATCTAACTTCAACATCAGCAGTAACATGTAATGCTACATCTGCTGGTGCAACAACAATTAACGTAACTGGTTCAGCAACAGCTAATCTAGTAGTAGGA